GACCCGCCAGGCGCTCAGCTACTACCGCGCGCGCTACGGGGCGCGCATTGAGACCCTGCGCGCCCAGCGCTACAGCGAGGCGCTCGAGCGCGGCCTGGCGCGCAAGGAGGAGCGCATCCGGCGCCTGGTCGAGCACGCCGATGCGCTCGACCTGATCAAGTGGGATCCGGACGACAAGGGGCGATTTTGGAACGAGCGGGCCTGGCGCGAGACGCTGGACGACATCGCGCGCGAGATGGGGCACCGGCGCCAGGGCGTCGATCTGACGCTCGAGCGTGAGCTGGAGGCATTCCTTGACCGACTCCGCGACAACCTGGACGAGGAGACCTACGCCCGGGTCCTCGCTCTCGCGGCTGGCGGCGCAGCGGATCGCGGCTGACCCCGCCCTCCGCGCCCGCGCGAGCGTGCCGGCGGCCGCCGAGCAGGCCGCGCCGGTCTGGCGGCCGCTGCCTGGCCCGCAGTCGGCCGCGTTCGCCAGCGTGGCCGACCAGATCGGCTACGGCGGAGCAGCGGGCGGCGGCAAGACCGATCTGATGCTCGGCCTGGCCGGGCTGCGCCACCGCCGCAGCCTCATCCTGCGCCGGCTCTTCCCCAGCCTGAGCGGCATGGTCGATCGCTCGCGCGAGATCTTCAACGCGGCGTCCGGCGATCGTGCGCGGGACTCCTACAACGAGGGCCTGCACCGCTGGCGGCTGAGCGGCGAGCGGATGATCCAGTTTGGCAACATCCAGTTCGACCGCGACTGGGAGAAGTACCGCGGCAACCCCTACGACCTGCACGGCTTCGATGAGGCGACCGAGTTCAGCGAGCTGGTGGTGCGCCAGCTCGTCGCCTGGAACCGCACCAGCGCGGCCGGCCAGCGCTGCCAGGTGGTGCTGACCTTCAACCCGCCGGCGACCGAGCAGGGGCGCTGGGTCATCCGCTACTTCCTGCCCTGGATGGCCTACCTCTACCCGGATCTGCCCGAGTGCAAGGGCTACGCGGGCACGCCGGCGCAGCCCGGCGAGCTGCGCTACTACACCACCATTGACGGGGAGGATCAGGAGGTGCCGGCGGGCACGCCCAAGGCGAAGAGCCGCACCTTCTTCCCGGCCAGCGTGGAGGATAACCCGATCTACATGGCGCAGGGGTATGACGCCACGCTCGAGGCGCTCCCCGAGCCGCTGCGCAGCCAGCTGCGCTACGGCGCGTTCGCGGCCGGCATCAAGGCCGACCCGTGGCAGGTCATTCCCAGCGACTGGGTGCGGGCGGCCCAGGCGCGCGGGGCGGCGCGGGCGGGCGAGCCGCTGCCGCCGCTGCTGTCGGCCGCGCAGGACGTGGCGCGCGGCGGCGATGACAGCACGGTGATGGCCCGCCTGTACGGCGACATTGTGGTGCTGGACGTGCTGCCGGGCTCGGCCACCCCCGACGGGCCGAGCGCCGCCCAGCTCATCCTCCCGTACGCCGGCGCGCTGTGCGGGCTGTTTGTCGATGTGATCGGCGTCGGCGCGAGCGCCTACGACATGCTGGCGCAGCAGCGGGTGCGCGTGACGGCGATCAACAACGCGGAGGCGGCGCCGCGCTGGGCGCGCGACCGCTCGGGCAAGCTAACGTTTCGCAACCTGCGCGCCGCCTCCTACTGGGGGCTGCGCGAGGCGCTCGACCCCGCCTATGGGGCGACGCTGGCGCTGCCGGATGATGAGCAGCTCTACTACGACCTGACCGCGCCGCGCTGGTCGCTCACCACGGCCGGCATCCTGATCGAGAGCAAGGACGATATCAAAAAGCGGCTAGGGCGCTCGCCAGACCGCGGCGATGCCGTGGTGATGGCGCACTGGGGGGCGACCCAGGCCGGGACTGCGGGGATCTGATGAGCTGGTGGGATCGACTGCTGGGCCGCGCGCCCGTTGCGCCAGCCGCAACGGAGGCCGCCTCAGCCGCAACAGACGCTGAGGCCAAGGGCCTCACCATTGTCCAGGAGCCGGGCGGGTTTGTGACCGAGGTGATCGGCGTCGGCGGCACGCCGGCCCAGCGCCAGGACACGGCCGGCCTGCAGCAGATGCAGCTGCGCAACGAGCTGATCTTCGCCTGCATCGACACCAAGGCCACCGCCGCGCAGGACCCGCGCCTGGTGGTCGAGCGGCGGGTGCAGCGGCGCGGCGCCCCGCAGTGGGAGGAGCAGGCCGGCCACCCGATGCGGGCGCTGCTGATGCGCCCCAACCCCGATATGACCGAGGCTGACCTGATGCGGGCGGCGGTGGTCAGCTGGGATGTCAGCAACCCGCGCCGCTTCTTCTGCGAGAAGGAGTACCGGGGCGGGCTGCTGGTGGCGCTGCACCCGCTCAACCCGTCCAAGATGGAGCCAATCCTCTCGCGCGACCGCGCCACCACGATCGGCTACGCCTGGGTCGATGCCGGGCAGCGCCGCGAGTACAGCCTGGACGAGCTGCTCATCCGCCGCGCGCCGGCCTGGTACGACCCGCCGCCGCTGGTGGCGGCGATGGGCAGCGCCGCGAGCGACTCGGCCCAGACCGACTACGTCTGGAGCTTCTTCGCCAACGGCGGCATCCCGCCCGGGCTGCTCAAGTACCACGTGCCGCTGAACGACGCCAAGCGCGACGAGATCCGCGAGCGCTGGATGGGCGTGTACGGCAACCGCTACGGCCGCCAGCACTCGATCGGCGTGCTCGACAGCAACGCCGACTATCAGCAGACCGGCGCGCATCTAGACCAGCTGAGCAGCCAGACGCTGCGCAGCGTGGCCGAGAGCCGCATCTGCATGGTCTTCAAGGTGCCGCCGCTGATCGTCTACGCCTACGTCGGGCTGCTGCGCGCCACCTACGCCAACCTGCGCGACGCCTGGTCGGGCTTCTGGGATGCGACCATGTCGCCCTCGTTCCGCGAGTGGCGCGCCTTCTGGACGTGGTCGCTGCTGAGCGAGTTCGAGGAGGAGCGCGACATCCGCGCGGAGGCGGTGCGGCTGCGCTACGACATGAGCGGCGTGGCGGCCCTGCAGGATGATGTGGACGCCGCCCAGGCCCGCGCCCGCGCCAACTTTCAGGCCGGCGGCATCTCGCTTGGCGAGTACCGATCGGCGATCGGCGCGCCGCCGCTGGCGGGCGCGGATCTGCTGTTCCGCGCCCAGGGGCTCGGCCCCTTGGGCGCGGGTGCTGCTGCTGCTGCTCCGGCGGAGCAGCCCAAGGGCCGCAAGGCGCGCACCGACGCGGGGGTGCAGGTGCTGGAGCGCCGCCTGGAGGCCGACGTCGCGGCCTACTTGGAGCGGCAGTATCGCCGGGCGGCGGACGCGGCGGTCGCTTGACGGGCGGCTATAATAGATTCAGATAGCGGCGAGCTGAAGGTATAAGCGTGGCGAATATCTGGGAGGAGACCGACGACGGTGAGGAGGCGGCCGCGCTGCTGCGGCGGCTGTACCCGCTGATCGTGGAGCGCGCCTGGGATGACGCGGTGCGGGCGGGCGTGCCGGCCGGCGCGTTCGACCTGGCCAACCCGCTGGTGCAGGAGCTGATCGGCCAGCTGGCCAGCCAGGTCACCCGCATCGCCGAGACGACCCGCGACGAGATCCGCGCCCTGGTGGCGCTGCAGGCAGAGCAGGGCTGGGGCGCCGACGAGCTGGCGCGCGAGCTGCGCCTGCTGGCCGACATCCGCAGCGCCACCCGCGCGGCCACCATCGCCCGCACGGAGACCGGCACCGCCTACAATCTCGGCGCGGTCGCCGCCTACCGCGCCGGCGGCGTCACCCACGTCGATGTCCTGGACGGCGACGAGCACGAGCCCTGCGCGAGCGCGAACGGCGCGCGCTGGACGATCGAGGAGGCTCAGCAGAACCCGCTGGGCCACCCCAACTGCACGCGGGCGTTTAGCCCAGTGGTGGAGGCGTAATGCAGTACAAGGCGATCAAGGCGGCCACCATGGGGATCGACGGCCGCACCGTGACGGGCATTTTCGCGGTCCACGGCAACGTAGACGCGGGCGACGGCTGGACGAGTCGCGACCGCTCCCACCCCGGCCTGTTTGGCGACTTTACGGTCGATGGCCGGCGCCGGGCGGTGTTTCTGTGGCAGCACAACAGCGGCGAGCCGCCGATCGCCACGATCGACCAGGTCTTCGAGGTTGGCCTGGCCGACCTCCCGCCAGCGGTGCGCAGCTACGCCCCCGACGCGACGGGGGGTGTGGCGGTCAAGCGCACTTACCTGGACACCCCGCGCGGCAG